CTTAGAGGAGATAGTTCATCTCGTGCAAGTTATTATAGAGAGATGGCTAGTATCGGTGCTTTGTCTATTAATGAAATAAGAAGAATGGAGGACTTGAATAGAGTTGGACCAGAGGGTGACCAGTTGTTTATGCCGTTAAATTTTGCTCCAGTTGGAGACGTAGAAGAAGAAGATAATGCCGATACCGACTAAAGAACAAAACGAAACTAACGAGGAGTTCATCGAGAGATGTATGTCCGATGAGTTTATGAAAGAGTATGACGATAACGACCAACGTCTAGCCGTTTGTTATGCTCAACTAGATGATGATGAGGAAAGACAAACAAACTTTCCTAACAAGGGAGATGATAAAAAGATAAGTCTTAGAAATAGTGAAGAACCACAATTTGATTTTGACTTTGCTAAAACTATAAAAGAACAAACTCCAGAGATTTGGAAAGCTGGAGGTAACATAAGAGGAAATGAGGCTTTTATGTTATGGGAAAGAGCTAGAGATGGTCAAGATACTGAGGCTATCAGAGAATGGATAAAAGAGAGAGAGGCTTGGATAAAAAGACACTTTGAAGATGGTAAACAATTCAAGGGAGATACAGAGCCTAATCTATCTAATGTTGGTGGAGTTGTAGCTCAGATTAAATGGGGAACGATTGGAACACTTGGAGAGCAAGGAATGAAAGATGTAATTTTAGAACTAACAAAAAAGCTAGAGGGCAAGAAAGAAGAAAACCAAGTTACTGATAAAATTAAAAAGGCTTTAGAAAACAAAGTTGAAAAACATAACGAAGAAATAAAAGAGCTGGATTTAGCTTGGAATGGTCGTACTACTTACGCTGAACTTGAAAAGGTTTTTGATAGAGGAGTTGGAGCTTACAATACTAATCCAGGC